CCATCAGAATCTCATTTGATATATGGTACAATGATTTCAGGTGGTGATACAGATCCCATTGGATTGCATCTTCGCGTATTTGGAAGCGGAGGATCACAAACTGCTGGAGATGAGGGAGTAACAGTCGCTCGTTTAGCAGCATCGGAAACCTATGGTTATGCGGAGGGAACTCTCACGGGGGCGGCAAGTTTAAATTTACCAAATGACTATCCAAATTGGGTACCAGGAGGTATGTATGGACCGGATGCACTCCCAATGAAGAAGCTGATATTCACCGATCCGCTGTCAGAATTTGAAAGTCAATTTGCTGGAATAGGTAAGTTGATCGTTGTGTCAGGGGATGCGGTCAGTTTGTCGGGATCAACTGTAAATCGACCCCCTGGGCTTCGCGAAGTTGATAGTAGTTACCTTCCTGCACAAAACATAGCAGATAGAGTAACTCAAGATTATAACTGGACGATGCAGGCTGACTTGCCATCGAATATAAACGCAGGAACTTGGTGTGTTAGTGATTCTGCTAATGATGTAGAAATAGCTGGTGTGCTTAGATCATATTGGTTGATGATTTCTGATATTAATCCACTCGACAGAACACAATTTGACACAGAGTGGTTCGGTCAATCCACCGATTACAAATATCCAGAGAAAATCTTCTATTCGGGAAATCTTAGTTTTGCTCCATGTGCAAAAATAGTTGACGTTCAGACAAATGGAGAAGGGCGCACAACGAACGTGATTGTCCACAATGTTGGATCAAATCTACCTGCAATATCAAATGGAACCGCTTTTGAGATTCCCCATTATGGAGAATGGTCCGTTGCAGGAACCAGATATGTTGCCAATCGAGCATATGGAAACAGAGGATCTGGAGTTGAAGTCTTAAACACACTTGGGTCTGGTGGTCGATTACAAATGAAAAGTGCTTTTGAGGCTGGTTACACTGGAGTCGTTAATTCTGATCCAGCTATATCTGACCTCGATGACTACACCTTTGGTGCATGGGAAAATGGGCTTTACATGCCTCCAGGCGCAGCAACAAATGGAGTAAATTATCATTATTTGAACATGAATCAAGCATCTGGCAATAAAGCAATTCGCATCAAGCCACCATCCACAGATTCTAATTGGGGTGACGGGAACTCAAACTATCTTACTTTTGTTGATGTCGAGGAGAGTGGTGTGAATTGGGACATCAGACTTAACAGAGATAAAGGATGGATGATTGGGGATAGTCTTCCAATCGTGGCGATTGATGATACAGCCGGGATTAACTCGGGTGATACGTTGGAATATGATGGGCAAAATTGGGTACCAACGGCCCCGTCTTCTGGTGTTACATGGTCAGAGCAAATATGCTCCACAAATTGTAAAGTGAGCCAATGGAATACATATGTGCTTGCTACTGCTAGTGGCATAACAATTCAAACGCCAACGGCTGCTGGTTCGACAGGAGACAAGATTGTAATCATAGGATTTTCAGGATCAATTACCATTGATCCTGATACAACAAATCCGGCCGCTGGAACTCAAACCGCTACATTGAATGGAGTTCAGACCAATTCTACCTTCAATATTGGTAGTTTGTATTCCACATATGAAGTGACTGTATTTTCTCAAAGCACTTCGGCTATGTATGGTGGTCGTGTGTCTACGCCATAGTATTCTATAACAAATACTTTCCTATAGCAATTCCACCACCTAACACGAAAAACCAAGCGATGGTTTCACCCACACGATACTCCCACGAGTCGTTGAGTGTATCCATCACTCTTTCCTTTGACCAGTATTCCTTGCCACCATATGCGGAGCCACGAAACGCTTTACACCAGTCCCAGTTCTTCTCTCCGATGTATGGTATCCATAACACAGGGTTCTTGTCATTCTCGGGTGGCAGTTGATTTAGTTCACGCATGTTAAGTAGCAACCTAAGGTTCACCAGCCCAGCACCAAATCCCATCATCACATGAGCAAAGCTCTCAAGTTTCTTCATTATCATCCTCTCACTAATCGAGTTATTAGTTTGTCTAATGTGCGTGGTACATCATAGAATATGAAGTATGGAATATATATGATTAGAAGCGCAAGCCCGATAGCAAATCCAAACATGCCGAGAATGAAACTCTCACTCAAATCGCTTTTGACCTTGCTCCAAGTCATAACACTACTCCTCTACTATATACTTCCGTGTAATGGCTAGAATGCGTTGCATTTGACTCTTGACCTGATCTTGTCTATTGGGCCACTTAATGTATTCTTGATCCCCTTTGGATAGCTTGACTAACAAAGGCATAATGAGTTGTTCGAGAGACTTCATATCTCTCTGATATTCTGGTGTTGCTCCCTCAAGGTGAGATTGCATGGAGTCCAGTCGATCGTTCAGTTGACCGATCATGTTCTCAAGGTGTTCGGTAGACATGGGGGGAGCAGCAATAAATGGCTCGCGATCTTCGATTTCTGGAGGCGCAGGCAGGTCGATAGCCTCAAACGAAAAGTCCCCGTCGTCATAGCCAGCCAGAATGTCATCAATCTTGTTCTTCATCGGTGATCTCCAATATATTGTCTTTTGCTATGTCAAGTTGATCCATGATCTTATCTCGAACAGGAACGATCTCGATCTCTTTCTCGGTAAGAATGGACTCTCGTATACGATTTGTCTTGGGCATACTCGGCTCTCTGTTCGCATAAATAGGGACAGCACTTTTACGCAAGGAGATTTCAAACATGAGACGAACGATGCCTCTGGCACTTGCGCTTCTGACAGTATTTAGTTTGATTCCGGGGCTAGTCAATGCACTAAGTTGGACTGGATTCTCTGGTCAAGGTGATGGTTTCCAACGCGGTGATAGAATCACATCAACGCACATGAATCAAATTGATACTGCGTTTAACGATATTAAATCAGAATTATTGACCATAACCTCCGCTGGCGGTGATGCTGTTAATATACAAGGTAGTGATTATACCGGAATAAATCTAATAGATGGAGATGGTATACTATTTGATTTAACAGGAGCTAACAGCCCGAAAGATGTAACAATAAACATAACATTGGATACTGGTTCAGGGCTGCAATTCAACAATGGAGCATTGACGCTCTTAAAAACTTGTGCTGATGGGCAGGTTCTCACATCGTCCAGCGGAGCCTGGAGTTGTGGCGCTGGAGGTGGAGGTGGAAGCACACTAACAGTTGATGGTGGAAACACTATAGCCTTACCTAACTTTATAACGGGATCTGGTGGAGCAGGAATTCTTGATGTTGACTTTGTTCAGTCTACTCAGACTCCTAACAACATCTCAGGGCAGATTGCTATGTCCTCTATCACGAGCGTTGGTACACTGACAGCAACAGAGATTAACGGAGCGTTGACTTTAAGTGATGGTGGTGTCAAATTCACGAGCGGGGTCACGACAACATGCAGCTCAGGTCAAGGTAGTATATACTTCGACGGTACAATATTTAAAAAGTGTCAAGCTGGAACTACAACTGATCTGGAAGCGGGTGATGTTGATGCAGATCAGGTGTTGATTAAAAGTAATCAAATCACGGATGCAAATGGTGTCAACTTCCTTGAGGGAAACGGAGTAGGCATAACCTATAATGATAGTGTGAGTCCAGATACAGCGACACTCAATGTCAAATTAAATGGAACAATAGACGGTACCGGAACAACCTCCAGTCTATCTGGGCTTGAGTTCACAGCTACAGAAGGATTAGCATTGCTTCAAGGTTGTGCTGATACAGAGATTCTTGAATGGGACGACGAGGCTAATAGTGGCCCGGGAGTTTGGAAGTGTGCATCTAAACTAGCAGGATCATCAGCGGTTAAAATAAATAATGGTGGAGTGGAGGCCACTCTTGATCTTCGAGATTCTTCAACGGTTCACATAAATGTCCCTACCGGAAATCCACCGGCAGGGACATTTGTTTTTGATGTGCAAGGCGGAAATATTACTACTCTTGGTGACTTAACAACACAGCTTGTTGTACCAAACACGGGCGTTGAGTTTGTCGCTGGAGATGTGATTGAAGCTACTGACGCGAACCCCGCAGACGGAAAAGCTGATGATTGTGTATCCCAGTTTGGAACAAACGGTGGACTTTTCTTTGATGCTAGTGAAGGTATAATAAAGAAGTGTGAGAATGGAGTGTTAAGCACATTACTTTCCGGTGCGATTACCGTCACAGGTGGATTAACGGTACCTGGCGCTACCGTTCTTAATAACACATTGAATGTTGGGACGACTACGAATCCTTCGGGGAGAGTAATGATCGGGGGTGATGCAAATCAGCGTCAATTAGTTGTTCAAGGGGCTCCAGAAACGATCGACGCGGTGGCTGTAGGTCAAGAATCTCCTGTTTTTGTTGTCTCTTCTGGAGGTAAGACTGATGCGACAAATCCAGAAGCTAGTATTACTTCAGGAACTCCAGTATTTTCTGTAGATAATGTTGGTGTGGCTAAAGCCAGGGCTCTGTCTGATATAGAAGCCACCGAGAATAACTGGAGAATACAAGACGGGGGAGAGGGGTATTTTACAAGTCTTGGTGACTCGGGCAGCCCATCAACGTGGTTTATCAATACCAATGGCCAGGCTGTGTTTGATAAAATGATTATCGGGGCTGATATAGCAGGCACCAATTCTACGATCAAGATTGGTGGAGAGGTGAATCAGAGACAACTGTTGATCAAAGGGGCGGCCGATCAGGGTGGCTCGATGCCTGTATTTGAGGTAGAAAGTGGCGGCGCCGCCGGCACTAAAACTACTCAGATTTTTCAGAATGGTGTTATTCGGACTGAGGCCATTCAAGACATCACCGGACCAGGCACCAACTGGAGCATTCCAACGAACGGAGCAGCCATCTTTGATTCGATAACAGACAACACTCCTGTAAACCCTACATGGTCGATAAGTAATCTTGGTGACGCATCTTTGAATAAGGCTCTCATCGGCGATCAAAATCCATTCGATCCACAGATTCAGTATAGGACCAGCCTCAGCCTTGTACCTACAGTCATTGTTGCTTCAGAAGATAAGAATCAGACTCCTCTGGTGGTTACAGCACATCCAGACTCCGGCACCGATCCATTAACAGATGCTCCTGTTTTCCGAGTTGATAGAAAACAAACAGCAATAGCAAACGATCCATTATTTACCGTTGATTCCGATGGCACCGTTTATGCTGATGCTATTCGACCGCATGAGGCACTTTCTGACTGGTCCATCGGCGAGACTGGTCTTGCCTTCTTCTCGAATATTAGAGCGGGAAATGCTTTCGGATTTGACTCAAGAGGTTTCGATGCTGGTTTCCCCTCAGGAGGAGGCTATCCCGCTCTTTATAGAGGTAATGATGTTGACAATAATCTTGATGCTAACATGCAATTAGTGTGTGGTAATACAAATGGATATATTGGGTGTGACCTTAACTGGCATTTGGGAAGGAACATTACCACAGTACCAGAACTTCAAATCGTAGATAGAGTTAGTGCTGGTGGAGTCGAAAAGAACTATATCACTAATAATGAACCGATATTACTGAACGCTCCTATTATTGATGATACTACAGGGACTCCAGGTATTGATTTAGCCAGAGGAACAATTCAAGGTTTAGTTGAAACTGAAACAATATTAATGGGTAATACTGTGTTTAATCCAAAAGGGCAGTGGTATTTTGTCAATGATTCTGGAGGAGAAATAAACCTTGGGGCCACCACGCCGGGCTTTCGCTCAGGCCAAAATGTTTGTTTTCAGGCAACCACAACAGGGGTGTTCCGTATCAAACCATATCTTGGGCCAGCTATCTATTTGAATGGTGTTCGTTATGGACAAGACGGGATGACGCCGCCCGCATTGGTGTCAAGTGGTTCGCCTTCTGATTTTGTATGTCTTCTTGCAGCCAATCCATCAGGAACTCGGAATACTTGGTATGTTCTTGGAAGATCAGGTACTTGGACGGCAGAAGGAACTGTGGAACCCTAAATGGATCGTAAAGAACGCTTTATACTCAAGAACAAGGCAGCTTTCAAGAAGCGATATGGTGCTGATTGGGAGCGTGTGCTATACGCAACAGCAAATAAGCAGTTCAAAGAAGAACACGGTGCTGGTGAGTGGGGCACAAACAAACTGACAGATAAATACAAAAACGATACCCCCGGACAGGAGGACGCTAAGGTGAGAACAAAGAAGGTCATATTGAAAAAGAGAATCGACGAGGCAACTCCTCCGTCTGGACCAAAGAATCCTGACAAGCCTCATGTTGGTAAGACAGCGCATGAGAAGAAGGTTGAACGATACCAACAGTATCTCGCAAAGAAGAAGCGCGATCGGGAGCAGCATCTTCGCAACAATCCCGGTCTGAAGCAAGGTGGGGAAAGACGACGCATTCAGCCGAATGCTTTCTATTCAAAGCGTGCGTTCAGGAATCAGGAGATCAATGCTTCTTTTGATCCTGATGTCGAGCAGGTCGAAGAGGCTCGTGGATCAGACTATAAACTATATCACAAGTCATACACTGATGCTGTAAAGCACGCATTTGCTCACCACGCAAAGAGTGGACTACGTTCATCTGATGATGACAAAATGCACCACATTGGTCTAAACTCCAAAAAGCCGGGCGAAGGTAAGACTACTTCAGTAAAGGTTCCTGCTACTCACAAATCCGGTAAGAAGCACCAGATACACATTCAAGTATACAACAAAGGTGGTTCAAATCCATATGAGTTGAATACTTACTCAAGCACTCACCGTAGTATGCAGGAAGCCAAGGGAGATTCCACATCCACAACCATCAAGGTTAGTGGTGGAGATGCCGTTGAGATTGGAAAGGTAAAGCGCGGAGGAAGAGTCCAATACTATTGGAAAGCCAAGAGTGGTTTGAAGAATGTATTTGATTCACCTGAGAAACTGCGTTATTCATTACGGAACACCGCTAATTTCTCTGGAGCAGAGAAGGCAGTGGCAAAGCTCCAGCAGGTCAATGAAGCCAAGTCCGAATACAGCAAGCTGATGAAGCAGTATGGCGACATGCCAATGTCCAAGGTTCCCATGAAAACTCGTATGAGGATTCGAGAGCTTGGTCGCAAGGTTCGAGGCGACAAGCCTGTGAGTGGATTGCGTGCTTCTGATCTTGTCGATGACATGAAGCGACGACAGATGGGAGAAGCCAAGTCAGATCGACTAGAAAAGATCGCTCGTGCTGCTGCTGCTCGTGAAAAGGATCAGGCAAAGCAGAAGGAAGCGGCAAAGCAAAAGCACTATGCTGCTTCTGCCAAGTCTCGCGAAGCTGTCAAGCATTTTGGCAACAAGGATCAGTTCGGTCGTGTTCGCGAAGACATCGAGCAGGTTGATGAAGCTGGAATGATCGGTCGCACGAAGCCATCGCGTGAGCTGAATGTTCAGAAGTTCGAGAAGAAGTATCTTGGAACGAAGTCGCTCAAGGACACGAAGCGTGCTGCTCACAAGGCTGAACGTAAGAAGGGTAAGCAGGATGTAAAGATCAACCCTTCAATGGATGAGAATGTTGATGCAGCCAAGGAACGAGTTGATCAAGCCAAGCAGCGTGTCATGGTTGCCAAGCAGCGACTAGCACGAACCAAGGCTCGTGATTACGGCAACAAAGTTCGTGGTATGCGAAGTGAAGAGATTTCTGCTGCTAAGCCTCGTCCCAATGTTGTGCGAACAACACAAGGAAACTTTCAGCAAAAAACATTGCAGAAACACGCAGAAAGACGTGCATCAAAAGCTGGGCAAACTCAAAGCAGAACTACTGAACTCGCAAAAAGAATACGAAGACGAATGAGAAGAAGACTAAGACGCCCTAGGCCTATAGTGAACCGATGATAAAGAAACGCCCCGGACCAAAAGCCCGGGGCGTTTTCATTAGAGATATTGCCCGGTGGCAGCATCTTCAATCATTTTCGGTTTCTTTTCCTCTGCTTCCTTCTTTTGAACAAGCGATCGGATCTTAACAATCTCTTCACCGTTATTACGCCCAGTGATTGCTTGCCAATCAGACACATCACTTGTGTTTGGCAAATCTCGTGTTGCATGGAACTCTTGATCCACAGCAGTAATCATGTCTTCTGTAGTGATGCCTGTTGTTTCACCTTCTATTCGACGAAGAACTGCGAGTTTCTTAGCCCGAGCAACAATGTTTTCCAACATCGCTCCTGATAAGAAATCCTTAAAATATAAAGTTTCTCTCGTCCCCTTACTATACACCAGCTCAAGGAACTCTTTGTTAGGTGCTTCTTCAAACAAATAGTCGATAGTTTTATCCAGAATAGAATCCAGATCACCCTCAATAGGCAGCCCAGGATGTAAATACACACTAAGGATTTTCTTTGAAGCATCTCGATCAGGTCGTGACAATCTGATCTTAATATCAATGCGCCCAGGTCGAAGAACAGCAGGATCAATCAAATCTTGTCTGTTGGACGCAAAGATAACTAACACATTCTCAAGCCCTTCAACACCATCCAACTGAGCCAATAGTGTAGGAACGATTGTGCTTTCCATATCAGATGACTTACCTGATCCGCGCATACGAAACAAGCTCTCTGCCTCATCAAAGAAGATCACAACAGGGCTTTCAGGCGTCGCAGCCTCTCGCGCTTTGTTGAACACTTCTCTGATACGTCGCTCCGACTCACCCACCCATTTGGTGAGAAGTTGGGGACCGCTGATGTTGATGAATTGTGATACACCACCCTTCTTTGCCAGGCTGTTTGCGATAGCCTTTGCAATCAATGTCTTTCCGCATCCAGGCGGACCATACAAAAGAATACCTTTGGGTGCATCAAGTTCAAACTCCTTGAACACATCAGGATGCTTGTATGGTAGTTCGACGCTATGATGAACAATTTCAATCGCATCGTCAATTCCACCAATCTTATCATATGTCACATCAGGAACGCTTTCGAGTAGAGTGTCCTTCTCGTCAACCTTATACACATATTCCATAGCAACTGCGCTTGTAGGATCAACGAGAACTTCATCACCTGGCTTGAGTGGGCGATCCTCTACCTTGAGCCCATCCCTCAAATAGATGATCTTTCTCTCGTCGAGACGCCCTTCAATAACAAGTCGTCGATCGTCAAGTACCTCAAGCACCTTACAGATTTCACCAGCATCAGCGTAAGGGCCAATGGCAATAGCAACCATTTGCTCGTTCATAATCAAATAACGCCCACGATGCAACTCTTCAATCGGTATGTGATTTGAAATGGTACATCGCATTCGTCTTCCATTTGCGATTACTTCAGCCGACCCATCATCGTTCATGTGAAGGAATGAAGCATACACATTCGGAGGATTACTCAATCGCTCAAGTTCATCCTTCATCTCCGCCAGCTTGACTTTTGCTTGCTGAAGCAGATACTCAAGTCTCTGATTCATGGCAACACTGTGTGCGTGTTCCTGATGCAACTCTCTGAGTTCTTCAGCGTTCACCGTGATAGTGTCTTGGATTTCCTCAGTCAACTTCTTGCTCCTTATGGCTTGCGATACACAAATATGGGTTCATATTTGCGATACATTTCACCATCATTTACCTTTCGTATGCGAACAAAACTTTCGGTGCGAGGCTTTCCTTCCTCGTCCACGCGATTGCCACCCGGCATGGTAGATAGTGTCATTTTCAAGGTTTCAATATACTCCATTCCCAGTTCTTCAAGTATTGCTCGACTGTCATCCTCAAGTGGTAGGTTGATATTATCAAAAACACAGTTGGCTATGTTCCATAACAAATAGCGATCCGATTTCAGATACTCAACAGCAGTTGTTAGTGTTGGGCGAAGAAATCCATCTCGCCAGGTCTTGTATGTAGTAAATTTGTGAGCGGACTGTTCAGGATCTTCAGAGTAAATCTCTTTGGCAAAGTATGGAGGGCTAGTGAATACCATATCCAACTTCCCACGATACTTCTGAAAACGCTCATCGTCTCCTATTACTTCCGACCCACGTTGAAATATATCATATGTGTGCGTATGTGGAAATAGGGAGTTTGCTCTACTTGTGCGTGTATTATAGAAATCAGCGAGATTGGCATACTTGGTGCTGCCGTCTGGCAAGTTGTGATCGGTGTTAGGATCGGTACCGATGTAGTGAATGTTACGATCGTCCTTAACTGCCATCGCTCCAAGAATACGACCACCCCAGCCCATCGACGGATCGTAGATATTGATGACATCCTGATCCTTGATGTGTTCAGTGTATCGTTCGTAAAGATACCGAGCTGTTAGCGGAGGATAGTTGACCGCATACTGGCAGAAGGAAACACGAAACGTCTTCAGCCCCAGCGGGAAGATACGCTGCCCCAGCTTGTAGTATCGGATTTGGTATCCATCGCAATCATCAGGGTTTCCCATGTTGTATTTGGATGTTTCGGGGATCGGAAGGTCTGCGATACGCTCCTTGGGAATAAAAAGCTGATGATGAATTTCCTCGTCCTCAGCAGCGCCCGTATATGCTTTATTCAAGCACTTGGGCGCAAGCCAATAGTCATCTTCCAAATAATGTCTTCTATTCGCTTCAAACCATTTCACCCACTCCTCACCGCTCTCTGTATGAAAAAGGAAATCTTTCGCATTATTCCGACGCACAGGCATAGAGTAGTGATAAAAGCCATCTCGCTGGTAGTGTCGGCGAACATACTTCATAAATCGCTCATGGAGACTATCATCAGCGAACCAATCATATACCGACTTGGCATCGTTCAGCTTGGATGTGTATGCAATGCGTGTAGCCAGCATGGATGGGAACCATTGATTGGCTGCATTGCCAAGATTAGTTTCGTTGCGAATGACGTTTTTCTCGCCAGTCAGCAGATCCTCAAGCAGAAACTCATGGACCGGATGAGTTGTCATGCGATCGAACTGATCAATGATACCCTGCTCGTCGAGCCCGTTGCGAGGAGGAATACCCTGATCCCACAACTTGACTATCAGTTTACGGAGATTCCATGCCCAGTCGGAAAACTCCTTGTCTGACATTGCCATGGCATCTTCAAATAGAAGATTGACCGATGGGTCGTCAATTAGATCAGCGTTACGAGAATAGAATGCGGGTGTCATCATGTGTATATTATAGTCCCATCCAATCATCTGTCAAGTCTTTTTCCGCATGTTTCACATCGGTAAAGCATTTGGGTAATACCATCGACTTGTTTGACTTCGGTGATAAAGAAACAAACGTGAAATCCTAAAATGCGCTTCCACAGATTATGTAGGCGCTGTAGCATATGTGTGTCCTCATGCGACATTCCATAATAAAACTACCGGAGGTTTCTCGTTCTCTTTGTAGTATTCTCGGACCACACTCCACAATTTTGCGTCGTATTCTGGTACCGATGGATATGGAGGGGCATCCACATCCTTCACCTTCTGATTGAACTTGTATGGCGATCTAAAGTGTGTCGCTCTACCAATCTCTCGATCATCCATACCATGACCAACACCAACCACAAAGCAGTCAGCATCAGGCCATGCGAGCTGAAGGCTTCGGTTTAACGTACCGCTGCTTCCAACTGACCAGACATGATCTGGTTGAATATTTAGGTTTCTCGCAACCTTTATCAGAGATCCAATGACAGTAGGATGTTCCAATCCCAAAGGGAACTCCATGCGATGTTCAGGATCTTCTGCAACATATTCACGACATCTTGCTTTAGTCACATTCAACATACCATTAGGTATCCAATGATAGTTAGCACCAAGCTCGATTCCCATCTTTTGATTTGGGTGTAGCTTATCCATGTTACGCTGCGCCATAAACAAATGCGCTTCCTTGCCATAGCGATTACAAAGATACGGTAGACTGATCTGTGCGTATCCTTGATAGGGGCAAGCACCGAAACACCACTTGTCAATCTTTGAGAACTCAGGTGCGTGCCCAATCAAATAATCAAGCCCACGGATCTTTGATCCATACCCAAGCATATCATCACGCACCACAAGAAGATCATCATGCTCTACAATTTCAGGTGCAGGATTAGGATCTACCCACCCTTCAACTTCTTTCAAATAATCCTCTGCTGTCATATCAAACAGACCCATCATCATTGTCCTTCACGTCATAGAACATTCTATCAGAGTTCTCTGTTGTCACATACTTTGATTTAGTAGATTCACAAATCCATTCGTGTGTGTTGATTAGATAATCTGGTTTATCCGTTCCTTCATACGGGTTTGCCACGAACGCAGGATCGTACCAGAGTATTCTATTATTAGGCTGAATAGCAAAATTACCATCATCGAGCTTGAGTAGATGGCCACACTTCCAGCCCAAATCACCGACGCCATCAGCATGACAACCATTTGTCCAATCGAATGTAAATAAGTAAGTGGCACTAACCACCTCCGAATCTTTGAGTAGAACACGACATCTCTTCCTTGCCAGCAGACCATATTCGTGAACTGAAACGTCATCGGAAAACGAGTCCCACAACTGTAGAGCATCTAATGGTCTGTTTGGTGCATCCTTCTTCCATGCAAGTGAATGTATCGGTAGTCTTCCAACTTGTGCGCCACGTTCGGTCATCACATGAAAACCAGTTGCCCATCCTGCTCTTGAACACACACCAAACACTGCTACTGATGTGAACTCACCAAATCCTTTTTGCATGTCGTATAAAAACTCATTCCTAACATACGCTTCAAATACTGGAATGTCCGCATTAAGAAAACTCATGTCAACTGATGCTCGCTATAATACTGGTGCATCCAGTAAGGAAGAAGAACGTCAATTCCGGGCCCGACTTTATCACTTGAAGAGGAGAATCCAAACCATTCTTCAGGATCACGACTCCAACAAAATCCTTTGTGATATGGGACATTGATACGTCTCCATAGTGCATCAACAGATCCAACAGTCATGTGACCAACGCCAAGCATATCAAAGTGTGGATTGCTGTCTTTCGCAACCATGTCATGTAATCTCTTTCTCCATTGACGAACACCAACGTCACATTTATGATACGGTTCCAGCATTAACAGCGCATGTGCCATTAGAAGATTGAGATTGTATGAATATGTTCCTTGTATCGTTCTGTTGTAGTGAAGCGTCATTAGCCAGTTGATGAATGGATTGAAAAAGAAGCTATCAGCCTTTGGAGCAGTTCTATTGATGACTGCCTTGTATAGAGATTTCATACAAACTTTCAGGGGTTCATCGAGCATGTGTGCTGTCGTTCCGTGTGTGCTTCCGGTGTGATCACGAAGTGAATAGTTTGTCTTATTCATTCTCTGCCAGAGATCATCAACGATGATGAATATTTGATCACGAGCTGGAGGAACAAGATGCCAAGCACAAGTTAGTCCAAACAGAATGCCCGTGATCTGATCCTTTGTTGTTCGTGTTAGAAACGCATACTCTTTTCCTTGATACTCACCATGAAACAAATAGCCATCACGGATTCGTTGCCCGAATGTATTTCCAGGCACCATTGACATAACAGGATCATATCCTATTCTATCCCAAGCATTCTCCAATGGAAACGCTTGACGAACTAAAACACCATTTGTGCCAGATACACTCGTCAATAGAGAGATGCCATCAAGAGCATTACAGACTGCATTTAGATTATCATCAGAGTGAGGGGTAGACGCATATCGAAACGCAGCAGCAGCGAGATATAATCCCGTGAAGAGAGCGTTGTCATCATCCGTAGCCAATCTTCCATTCTTGTATACTACGAAAGATACACCATCAACACAATGATTTTCTTGATAACGCTTCTCAAACAAATCTACTTCATTATGAATCATCATGTTACGTCCTCTTTTTTGCTTTACCTTCTATAATGTCATTTTCTATGAAACGCTCACGAATGGTTTCAACAACGAGATCGAAATCCTCTGTTGTTGCCATTCTCATTTGAACAATGTCATCTGTTTCCTCTGATTCTTTGATACCTCTTCGTTTTCGCATCTCATCCATAAAGGCATCAAAATACAAATCGTCACGCCAGATGAACTCTGGAGCATCTTCTCCGGTGTCCCATAATGTCACTTCAAAGATGCGTTCAGTCTCTTCATCAAAGATTACCGTAGCGTTACATTCAAGATCCAAGTATCGAGCATTCTTACCGTAACACTCGTATGAATACTCTTCTCCACCAATCGCTCGGAGTGGAATACGAGACAACATATCCTCATACAGCTTCTTCATCTTATACCTCCATAGACTTATATATCAGCTCACGAAGAGCATTATTCGCTTCAACATCAATCACAAGATGAATGCGATCATCTTCTCCTCCATTGATTGCCATGTGTGGCTTACGAGTGTCAATAGCCCAAAGCTCACCAACTCGCATGTTCACTTCTTTCTTTTCATTCTTCGTGTTCCACATTGTAAACTTAACGTCATCATTGGTGATAATCGGAAAGTGGAATCGAAGTAACTGCCCTTCCATAACTCCAGCATCAGGATCGACTTGATCTGTGTGACGACGAAGCTCACCACCACCAGCAGTCAAGCGCATCAATCGAATCCGATGGTGAACACCAGGCAACAGGGTAAGTAGTTTTTCTGTGGCAGGGAGCAGAGAACGAAGCTCCGTATCCTGAAGTCTGAACGTCTCGTTTTCATTTTCTTGATGCCACTTCTTGTTCATCTCTTCTGGCTTGGTGATGAACTCAGGATCGGGTGTATATCCTCTTAACGAGAGCGCGCCCCATGAGTGCTTCGCGTTGTAGTTACTATAGTGATCGGTGAAGTCCAATGACAGCTCAGAGAGTTGTCTCTGAAGATCCTGAACGTGCGGAAGGATCTTATCAATAGAAACATCCATTCTGTCGAGGGTGCTATGTTCAAGCGGATCGAGAATAGGATGTTGCCTCAGGTCTTCAAATAGAGTAGACGTTTGGCCATTCTTGAAATACACATTATATATTTCTGCAAACGACGTTATCTTAACACCAACTTTATTGAACCCAGCATTGACCAGAACATCATTCTGCTCTTGCCAATCTGCCCAAGCAAATGCCCAACACGGATCGCAGATCGTAGACAGGTGTTCAGAAGTTTTCTCTGCATCCGTGAATGTCAAGTTTGTAATCGTGCAATCTCCTGGCAGTTTCTCTCCAATCGTTACTTTACCATACATAACGATCTTGCCTTTGACCTTCGCTTCGGCGAGATCATATCGACAGAATCCTTGATGTTGATGTTCCCCTTTCGCTATGGCGTCTGCTATACGATGTTTCTTCACTTCACTGAAAGGTGAGCAACTGTAACTGTTATACACTTTGTATTGCGCTTCAATGTCTTTCAGCACAGTTAGTGGAATGCCTTTTTGCCACGCTTTCATTTCAACTTCATCGTGCCCAGCCATACTACGCTCCAATCATCTTTGAGAACCCGCGCACCTTCTCGAAACGCAGGGTTGATTTGAACTTGTCTGCGATTTGGTCGCCCTTGTGGGATACCACGAAAATGTTTTGATCCTCTCCAAGATTATACAGGATCTTTGTGACTTCAGCAAGCCCTCCATCATCAAGACTGCTATCAAATACTTCGTCAAGCAAAAGAAGATTGGTAGCACAACTATTTTTCATTCTGGCAATAGCACGCCATGTCAGCAGGAGAGCAAGGTCAATACGAGACTTTTCTCCCTCGCTGAATGAGGCATAACTAAAGTCATCACGATGCCGTGAGAGTATCTTCTCATCGAAGTTTTCATCGAGATTGAACTTGACAAAGAAGTCGAGTTTAGCCAGATAACCATTGACTAGCTGATTGATGATCGGTAGATACTGCTTGACGATCAATGTCTTGATGCCACTGTCTTTGAGTAATCCAGCAACAACCTTAAACACTTCTGCCTTGGAAGCAAGCTCTTCCTTTTGCGACTCGAACTCAACAAGAGCTTCTTTTGCTTCAGCGATTCCTGCTTCGATCTCTTTGGTGTCACGCTTTGCATCCATCTTTGCAATCTGTTCGTTCAGCGAGTTGATGACACGCTGAGTAGCATTCATATCAGACCTGACACTATTGAGCTGTGCTACGACGCCTTCTATTTCTGTCTTGATATTGTTACCTAATCCGATCTTGTCCTTGAACTGTGTGATTCTATGATTCAATTCGTCGAGATGCTTTTGATGAACATCACGCTCTGCTGTCTTGGTAGTTTCAGCAGAACGCTTGAACGCTTCATCAATGGTCTGTTCGCATGTCGGGCAGTCATCCTTCTCGTGAAGGAACTTGAGCTGCTTATCATATCCAGCAACCTTACCTTCTAGCTTTGACTTTATATTCTTTGCCTTATCGAGACTCTTGATATTCGCATCAAGCTGAGCGTATGCTTCTTTCTCTTCCATAGCAGTGATTTGTAGATTTAGCGTTTCAGCTTGCGTTGAACTCGTGTCGAGAGCTTTTGTATGCTCCGCGATCTTAGTCTTCAAGTCATCCACTTCGGTATCATTAGACTGCTTGATTGAAGCGAGTGTGCTTGTTTGAAGGTCGATGTATTGCGTCTTCAAGGCAATCTCTGACTTGACCGTATTCACTTTCTCTTTATGCTCTGACACCTTTGTCTTGAGAGCATCATTCATTTGCCCGAAGATCGAGATGTCGAGGAGGTCTTCGATGATTTCTCTGCGTTGGCCAGCGGGCAGTTGCATGAAGGGAACGAAGGTCGAGCTTCCGAGGATGACGACTTGACAGAATGACTTGTAACTGAATCCGAGGATCTGGCTTTCCAGAATGTCTTGATAGTCTTTTGCAGCAGCAGGAGAAGGGATCTCCACACCGTTGCAAGTGATTGTAAAAACATTTGGCTTGATACCTCGTGACACATGATAGTGCTTTGTGCCAATAGTAAACTCAATCTCGACGAGACAGTCTGCACCATTGACGCTGTTGACTAACTGTGGCTTGTTGATCTTGCGAAATGGCTTGCCAAAAAGAGCAAAGGTTAGAGCATCCAGAATGGTGGATTTACCGGAGCCATTTTCACCCATGATCAGAGTGTTACTCTGACCGTCCAGTTTAATCTCTGTCCAGTTATTTCCCGTGGACAACAGATTACGCCAGCGTAAAGTTTTGAAGGTAACCATTAGTCCCCCTCTGTTGTTAGTGCTTCCGTATATAGGCCTGCGAGCAAGTCCTTAATTTCTTGCTTCTGGTTTACCTGCATACTATCGACATATGATGTCAGGATCGACATGGTATCCTGAGCTTGATCTACCGTTTGCTGTGCTGTGGTTGACAACAGATCATCGCTGTAGTCTTCGACGATAGCCACGTTGAACGGGTTGACCTTGTAGAGCTTATCAAGCACCATATCATACCAGTATGGATTGCTCTTCTCCTGAACGACGAACTTGACACAACGATTGCGATAGCGTTCAAAGTCATCTGCCATCATTTCTTCAAGCGTCTTATTCTTGTCATTGTAGAATATCTTGTGATACATACGATAGGGATTCTCAATGAACTCCAGCTCGTGTGTCTCCATATCAAACACATGAAATCCACGAGGATCTTGATAGTCGCTCCATGTCATCTCGTATGGTGCGCCCAAATAGAAGATGGTTCCATCATCTGATTTGTGGTGATAGTGCCCAGTCAAGACTTTATCAAATCGGTCAAATATAGACGGGTCGTCTCCGTGCGAGTTTGGTGCGCCTCTGTGCATTTGGAAGCCAGATAGTTCCAAGTGCCCCATCACGATAGGAGCATTAGTCGAACGAATCAGTTTGTGACTACGCTCTTTGTTCTCCTCGTTGATCCACGGAACAAACAACACCTTCTTACCATATATTTCAACTTCAGTTGGATCGTGATAAATCCAAGGCTCGCACTCACCCTCGAACGTCGTAAACAGCTCAGTCATCGAATTGATGTTGGAGTCGTTTCTGTTGTATAGATCGTGATTACCTATGATGACATGCGTGTCGATTTTCTCTCGCCACAGGCGAAAGACGAACTCATCGCGGAATGTCTGGAGCGTGCGAAAGTTGATATACTTTCGACGATCGCAAATATCACCGAGATGGATCAGCGTCGAGATGTTGTTCTCCTTGACATACGGGAAGAACACGTTGTTATAGAAGTCCATAAAGTAGTCAAGGAACACCGGACTATCGTTACGCGCACCGAAATGTGTATCAGTGAGGATGGCTACCTTATAATCACTCATCATCACCTCCAAAAAGAGTCGATCCATTCGAGGTCCGATCTTTCTTGAACTTCACCTGCCTTTGCTTCTTCTTGGATTCTTCCATAGCTTCTTCGTAGTTCTTGATGAACTCCAAGCGAGCAGCATGTTCTTCACGGATGTTTGTCTTTCGACTAATGGAGTCTTCACTCATAGCATCTTCAATATCCATTTGTTCGATTTGCTTATACTTGATATAGAGTTGTCGCTTCTCTTTTTGAATGCGACGCAAAAACGCATACCAGATGATTTGCGTGAAATATGCAAATGGATTCTGAGTCTTTTCTGGATTAAAGTTGTAAATGTATTGAATACAGTTCTCCACACCATCCATAATCATATCATCGCGATATGTGTAATTGATGAAGTTTGGCTTGTAGGATAAGTGTGTGGCGATTTTCATAAAGCAGTCACCAATGTAATCGGGTATGCGAGGGCGATCCACACCCTTCGTGTCTGCTAATTTGACCTGTTCAAGAAATTCAACCATCGCTTTGAAGAATTCTTTGTTATCGACATAGTGTGACTTTGACTGTTGTTCTTTTGATCGACGTGGCATCAGTGAAGTGTTCCTTTCTTACCAAGGAACTCGCTAATAAACTCGTCTATACTTGGTTCATCGTCTATATCATTATTTTGAATTGCATCGAGCTTTTCGTTAGTCTTTGTGATATTATCAAGAGCAATGACATATTGCTCCGCTATGGCTTCGTTGACAGGAAAGCAAGTCACAACACTATGGTATGATAGCTCAACTGGCTTGCTTGGGTCTTCTGCCCAACGCATCCATCTACGAACAGCGGCTATACTGTTTTCGCAGTCATCGCGAATGATAATGCAGGGTTCAATGATTTTGACATTCCCAGCCCATCCTCTGCCTGCGCTCTTTCCAATTAGTTCTGTGCCATCGACAAGCACAACATAATGGATCTTCATATCTTCAGTTTTCATTTCACCTCCACCTTGTATAGCTTGACTGGAAACTTTTCTGCCACATAGTATTTGTGTCGCTCAATAAAGTGAGTCGCGGCGAAGTTCTTTTTACTTCCATTTGTCAAGTCATCTACAATGTCGTATAGAGTTGCTGATTCTTTTGTCTCCGTGGTACGGAGAACTCGACCAATGCTCTGAAGCACACGGATCTTTGATTTGCCAGGATGAGAGAAGATTACGTTGTGTAGGTTTTTGATATTGACTCCTGTGCTGAATACACCAGCAGAAGCTACAATAATCACATCATTATTGTTTTCCGTAATTTCCCTTACCTGTTCGCGAAGCTCCGCATCCGTGCCTCCCCAGACATAATATACCTGTTTATCGTTAGCCTTCTCCTCTATCATACGGTGAAGCACATTTCCGTGCTTCTCTACAAAATTAAACAATACTAATGTATTCCCCGAAAGCGAAAGCGCAAGATTGCGAATGAAAATATTTCGCTTTTTATGAGATACCAGAAAGTCGATCTCCTCGTGGTACTTCATCTTGGACACAACACGGCACTCATCTTTAGCATACTTGAGTGCAACTGCTTTGATCTGTAGTTTAGCAAGATGCCCAGCTTTTTGCAAGTCTTTTGTTTTGATTATCTTGCGAATGCGCCCAAATAATCCTTCAAGAACTAGCGAGTGTGTTTTGGCATCAGCAAGTGTTCCTGTCATTCCAAAGCGATACTTAACATCGGTCATCTTCGTCATCATCGTCTGGATGGACTTGGCTTGGAATAGATGCGCCTCGTCACCTATCACAACATCAAACTGGTCGAACCAAGCCTTTGGCAGCTTATAAGCAGATTGCCATGTTGAAATAACAACAGGCAAATCTGTTGCTTTGTCTTTCCCTTGCATAATACGATGGACATTCTCTGCGGTGTTCCATCCATAATCAGCAAAGTCTTTGTATAACTGATTGACAAGTGAGATGGTAGGGACGATGATGAGTATCTTACCATCACACTCCTGCTGATAGTATCTTGTTAGCAGATATGCGATCAGCGATTTGCCTGAACCTGTTGGGCAAAGGATCAATTTACGATGATCGCGAACGCAAGTCACGAATGCTTCCATTTGATAGTCACGCGGTTCAAACGGAAGATTGAGAGTTGATGCAAACTCTCTACCTTCGACAAGACTAAACGATGTGGCTATATTGAGATCAGACGGATATGATATGTCATAATCTCTGTCTTGAGCAAACTGCTCGATGTGGTGTATAAGCCCAGAATAGATTGTCTGGTTGCGCGTGTCTAATAGTCTAATCTTGCCATCCCACAGGCGATTGCGAAAAGCAGGCATAAACTGATGCCCAGGCACCAGAAAGGTGAAATGGTCGCCCAGTTCAGCCAGAATGTGCGGCTCTGCATCAACGCGCAGATACACTTCGTTGACTTTGATTAGTTCAATATCAGACATAACAAAGAGAGGAAATGGCTACTCGCCACCTCGCTGAACAAAGTTCTTTACGAACTCTTCAGCGTTCTCCTCTAGCACATCGTCGATGTCATCAAGCAGATCATCAATACCAGTAGTATCGACTTTTTCTGATTTGGTGGTATCTTGCTCTTTTGGAGCTTCCTCAGTCTTCTTTGCCGTCTTCTGTTCTGACATTTTATTGCCCTGTTAGAAATTGTTGCCATTTGATTGCATTGTTGATCTGAAAGGAGCGATTGTTGATCTGAGACATAATACTCTTGATCAACTCTATTTTCTCCTTTTGATCGCCTAACTCGATCACATACTTATTTAGGATTGGATCACCGTCAACAAATCGTTGCGTGTCCTGTTTCATCACCTTCAGATCAAACGGCTCCCAATTATATTTCTTCAGCGTATCTTCGTCGAGCTTGCCAGAGAAGTATAACCATCGAAGCGTCTTGACCTCTTCAACTCGTGCTGCCATTCTTCTAAGTACGGCATTCTCAGCAGACAGCATCTTGTGATATTTGTGATGCAGATCAGGAATTTTCAACGATTCACTATCAAGAGAAGTTGAGTCCATCGACTTGTCCTTCTCCCACTCAGTCATAATATCATCAAGCGTCACTGTGCTACGTTGACCTCTACAATGGTAGGTAAGACAGGCTCAGGAGTAATTTCACCTATTTGATCCGTGCGAGTAGACGCAACAAGATTGTAATCAGGCAGAGTAATAACACCACGACCATCAGGCACAGTAATAATATTATAAGCGATGTACGAAACTTCGTTGCCCACACCAACAGGAACGGTCGGGAGCGTAACCGGAATTTCAGCTATCTTCCAAGCAACGACAGTAGGCGGGGGGTCGATATAGCTGTCAGGAGTAGCGCAAGCGACCTTCTCTTGCACATCAACAATACGATAAATGCACGTCTCGGTAATACGAGGATCATTCTCGATAATACCAACAGTGAAGGTTGCAACTCCGGTAGTTGAAGTTGGAATGTTAATTACCTGTGCTGTGGCTACTGAACTAACCAATAACGCAATAAGGAAGCCGATTACTCTGATCATGAAAATACTCCTTTAGAAATGAGTTCACATATTATAGCTGCGTAATATAATATGTCAAGTCTTTATAGTGATTTTATTTCATATCGAAGGTACCGGAACGACACCTGAACTGAAAGATAGTCTACGTCACTTGAAGTGGAGTTAAACTGGAGCGCGCTCATGTTGATAGGGAATATATCGTAGAAGGTACATTCGTGTGATGCGTTCATGTTCGAGTTGAGAATCATCAGCGTAGCGTCTGACATAACGGCATCCTGAAGACCTGTGCCAACATTGTTCTTATACTCATCATAACTTTCAGGGAATCCGATACCACGCATCCAGTTCATAATCTCAATAAATGTCTTCAGGTCTTCGTCTACCTTAAATTCAACAGCCAGTGGATCATACTCTACAGTTCGACCTGGCCTGTATGTAATTTGAAATGGTGTGGCGTGTTCTGCATCTGGAACAGTCAATCCTGGCAGCATTACACTCTGGACGAACCAGTTTACGTTGGGTAGTTTTCTGACGTGAAAACGAAATCCAAGTTGACTCATCATGTTGATGTTATTAGGCTGTGCCATTTTCATCATCCTCTTCTGAATAATATATTCGTTTGGCGAGAGTTTCTATGTCCTCTTCACGGACATCAATATAACCACGATCAATCAGAAATCGAGCGCGCTCAAGGCAGCGTTCAGTGACTTCTTGAGTTGCATATTCCCATTTGAGTTTCTTGCGTTCCATGATTCTATTTATCAAACGCAAAAAGGGGCACCCCCGAAGAGGTGCCCCCTAATGTTTGCTCGCTAGTGCGAACTCATATTACATGAGGTTGAACACACGAACTGCTCGATAGTAGACGTTGACGTTGGCAGCAATATTGTTTGTAGTGCCAAGGTTTGCGTCTACAGCACCCGTTCCCTCACTTGTCGCAAACGGATTCTGGACGATTCCGTAGCGAGTCTTGAAGGCGATCTTTGGCTGGAACGAATTCTCACCAACGGCTCGCACCATCTGGAGCGGAACGTATGGGCAGTAGAAGAGCCCAGCGTCATATGCGCTCGATCCCTTGTATCCCACGGTGAAGTATTCCTCACCATTGCTGTCAGAAAAGTATGGATCAATAAAGACCTTGAATCGACCATTGAGAACACCAGCGAAAGTGTTGCCCGTGTCATCGACGTTCAGGTTGTCCGAGAGTGCTGGAGTGTGATCCAACAGACCAGCCATCGAAAGAGCAGAAGCAACATCTGACGAGCAGATGATGAGGTTGCCCTTCCCGCGTCGAGTTGACTTGGCGATCTGGTTTGCTTCGCGCTCAAGTTGGAACATCATTCCCTTGAATCGCTCAACACTCCATCGTCCGTTGGCATCAACATCGAGATCGAACTGCCCTGTGGTTGCTGTTCCTGTTGCTGCACCTTGTGTAGCGGACTTGTTGATTGTGCGAACAACCTCTCGGTTGATCTCAGCAAGAATCTCAGCGGACAGAATGTTAGCAAGCTCTGTCTCAGCATCCAGACCGTGAATGGCCTTGAGATCCTGAGCAAGCTCGACTGTGTATTCTGCCTTGAGGGCTCGCGACTTGGCTGTGACTGTCACCTTGTCGATGACGAATCCCATCTCAGCAATCTGGGCATTAGTATCACCAAGAGTTTCTGCATTCGCTGTAGTCATACCACCCTGAGTGACGGCAGAATCAAGAAGTGAGTTTGATCCCGCATGAACAGCAGGTGTACCAAGATTACCTTCTGGGAAGTCTGTTGCAGAGAACGTAGTGTTAGCCTCATTAAACAGAGCTTCGTTGGTGTTTCGTGATCCAGCATCGTCGGCTGATGCTGTAAGCGGTGCATACTGAGAATACATCGCAAAGATCAGGCCTGTTGGTCCTGTCATTGGCTGAACGCCGCAGATGTCATATGCGATCAGGTTTGGCATTGCGCGTCGAACGAGCGAAATGAGAACTGGATCGTATGTAGCAATATTTGTTGCTCCCGCTGCGCTCGGGCCGATTGCATTGGCCGGTGCCTCATGTAGCGACTGCTCACGAATAGCCTGCTCCTGGTTCTCAAGAAGAACCGCCGTAACTGCCGCTCGATAGCGGTCAGTAATCTTTGGCATGTCTTCATGCTCCAGAACAGGGGCCCACTTTGTCTGTAGTTCCTCTGAAAGATACATTTAATACTCCTTCTGTGAAAATGTTCAGGGCCCTTGTATTCCCTGATCTTTCTTATTTATATAAACCCGAGTCTACACTCGTTCCACAAGTTACTTGAGCTGACCACCCAGAGCGCGAACGTACTGTGACATAGCGTCATCCAGCTTTGGTTGCTCGACAGACTCACTAAGTGTCTGTGCGAACTCCTCGTCCACATCTGCGTCGTCATCTTCTGTTAAATCAACAGCCTTTGGAAGATAGCTCTCCTTCAGGATGTTAATCGCCTTTCGATACTGATCCTCATCCTCGAACTGAACGCTCTCAGCAAGATCAGCAATCTTTTCAATTTGACTATCAGCAAGCTCTGAAAGCTCATCAATGAGAATGCTCTCACGGACAACTTCAGTTCGTGCGTTCTGAAGATCAATGTTGGCCTCGATCTGCTCGTTGAGGGCAGCCTTTAGCTCATCAATCTCTGTTGCCATCTCATCGAGAACATCAACCTTTGACTCTGGAACGTCGATGTAGCTCTCAATGAAGAGCTTCTGAAGACCACCAATGAACTCCTCTGCGATCTCTGCGCGTAGGCCGCGCTCAACAGCCAGCTCATTCTTGGTCATCCACTCTTCAACAACATAGTTTAGATAGTCATCAATCTTGTTAGTCAGCTCTGTCTCATGGACGTTGATTGACTCAGCAAGTTCTTGCTTGAAGGACTCCTCAAGCTCATCGAGCTTGTTGTTGACCTGAACGAGAACTGCTGCCTCGAAAATGGTCTTTGCCTTCGTCTGAAAATCCTCTGAAAGATCCTCGCTGTCGAACATAGCAGCAACATCCTCAGATAGATCAATGTCATCTGCTGTGATGCGTCGTCGAATCTCTGCGACCTCTTCCTCCGCGATCTCTTCGTTGTCGTCGCTATCGTTCTGCTCTTCCATGACTGCGGAAAGAAGCTCTGCATAGCGAGCGCGAAGCTCATCCTCGTCAAGCTCTGTGACTAGATTGAAGATGTCCTCATCCACTTCGATGATCTCGACATCCTCGTCACTCTCGTCACTCTCTTCGGCAACGAGATCAAGATCCTCAACCTCTTCCTCTTCCTTGACCTTCTGCATTGACTCTGCTCCGCCCTTGTCAGCCTTTCGCTTTGCTGCCTTGGATGTAGCGTTAGATGCTTTTGCAATGTCGGCGTGCTTGTCCTCGGGATCAGTCAGGAGCTTGTCCTTCATTGGCTCTTCGACTCCACCCTTGGCCTTTGGATCGTTTCCGCCCTTACCTGGATCTCCACCTTCAGATGGCAGTTCAGGCTGCCCTGGTGTTGAAACCTTTGGCGTTGGCTTACCTGATTCAGCGCCTTCCGCGATATTTCGGATCGTGCTTTCAAGACTTCTCTTGCTCATTGTTCGACTCCTATGTAAGAACGGTACTTCTTACCGATGTGTGTCTATTTATACAATCGGCTACTTCAGCAGCAACTTCATGTACGCTGTAAATGCTTCGAGCTTGCGCTCCTCCAGCTCCTTCGCTGTCATTCGTTTCATGCTCTCTGCCATCTGCTCAACGCGCCATGTGTTAGTGCCAGCATCATACCAATACTCGCGACCTTCCATGATACCTTGAACGAAAGCGTTGGGTGCAGAAGGATCAGCAACAATGTCAGCAGCAGTAGCAAGATGGAAATCGTCTTGGACGACCTGAATACCATCTCGATTCTGCTTCAGTGATCCCATTCCGCGCGAAGAAACACCGAGTTGCGCTCCCTCAGAGATGAGGTTACGAACGATGTTTCCGTATGGAGTAGCCAAAATCTTGGCTGTTCCAATAAAGTCATTTCCATTCTCGGAAATGTCTGTAATCATATGCGAGACTCGATCAAGATTGATCGTTGGTCCCTCTGGATGCCCAAGCTCACCGAATGCTCGGTTCTTCTTGACATACTCGTCATTGTAGCGGTTGACTTCTCGGACCATTGTTTGCTTTGGATACATGCGACCGTTGCGGTTCTTGACTTCAGCCTGCATGAATGGCCCACGAATCTTAAAGGTCTTTTCTTTCTTGCCTTCTGCAAGCTCGACCTCTTCGACAATGTATTCTACTTGCTCTGTCAGTTCGCTAATTAGCTTCATTGGATTCTCCTAGAGATCGTTCAACGCATATAGACGACCAGTTAGTTTAGCTTGCTGAAGAGCAAACTTCTCCAGCTTTGCAAACTCAGAAGCAGATGAAGAGAGCTTCTTGGCAAACTTTTTCTGGTTGTTTGTGTTTAGATTTCCATGTGTCTGAAGAAGTGCTGTTGCAGTTTCAGGTGACACCTTTGCGGAAGACCCATCAGCAAAGCGAACTGTTCCAGCTTGTGAAAGAGTTGTCAACTTCTTGATGTCGTCGATGGTATTCTCTGTGATCTGAATCTCAACACTCTCAGTATTCAGAGTATATACACCATTTTCGGCCTTGGTGTAGATCGGCTTGATCGACTTCTCAACCTGATCCTCTGCGGAACCATCAGGGTTGCGGTTATTCTCGTCAGCATCATCCTGCTGCGACTGATCCGATGGGAGATCGTTTAGCTTTGCCTCTTCGCCATCATCTCCTGTTGCGCGGACGGCAAGATTTCGTGCTGCTTCTCGAACTTGCTTGAATCTAGTCATCGGTAAGTTCCTCTTCTGGTTCATCAGGAGTAAATACACTCTGAGCGATTTCGATCTTCTTGTTGTCTAGGGCATCTGTCATACGAGCAGCAAGCTCAGCCTCAACCGATGCCTGAAACGAAACTGGATCTCTCTCTTTCACGGAACGAATAATATCTTTGACGCTCATTGCATTCTCCTCTAAATCTAACGTATTTATACAGCTACCATTTTTCAGAAAGTGAAAATGGCAGCATTTTTTGATGATTTTCACACCTATATAGAGATGTAGTCGGCCGAAACCAAAGTAGATATAGAATTACATGATGTACCAGTTAGCACCATCCGAATATAAAGTATATGCCTGATATTGAGTGATTAGTTGTATTGATGACTGCCCATCAATAGTCTCATATCGAGGATAACCAGTTACACCATAACCACCACCGTATATCTCTCCTTGATCACGCCCTTTAATGGTCACAGCATTACTGAGTGTAGAATCTGTTCTCTTAAATATGATCTTGACTCCATCATTTTCAGCAGCATTTGGTAATGTAATTTGGATTGAATTTGAACTAGCATCCACAAACATTACTTTGTCTGTGGTACTGTTCATAATTGTGTTTTCGGTTACAGGAGCATCAGCCGAACTTACTATTTCACTTTCTGTTACTACTGGTGCAATTCCACCAGTTACAGTGACTATTCCAACCTTTAGAGAAGATGTAGATTGAGCTAATGTAACTTGAGTTTGAAATTCATCGAAAGTATACACTCTAAATTTGCCAACGGTGCTATCAAAAGCTATGACGCTTTTATCTGTTAGCCCAGAAAGAGCTGAATACACAACATCATCATTATCTAAAATTTTGGTAGAACCA